GTAGAGGCAGCAACAGTAGCAATAACAGCAGTGCTAACAAGCTGTGGAGGATTCGGTATGTATTGCTCGATGAATTTAACGTCTTCATACAGAGTTATACATTTACTACCATCTTCGCTTCTTTTATGGCCTGATACACGTTCCAGTTTAAACTCTGAAGCATATTGGCCTACCCTTTGGTCATTAGGCCCAGGGCACTCAACGAAAAGCGGTTTATCTTCTTTCTTTTTTGGTTCGTATTTAGGAGGTTCTACTGTTGGTGGTACGAACTCTTCTGTTTGATTGGCGGTTTCGGCTTGCGTGTACTTAAATTCGTTGGGGTTATATTCCAAAGGTTCAAAGCTAGGAATACTGAAGTTACCACATTCTGTATATGTTCCATACTCATCTTTAGGGTTGTCAATAAGGCTAGTTAGATTATTTCTATGTACTCTTACGCAACCTGGAATATCTACAACAGGTTTGTTTATGTTATTTACTACGGGGTTATTGAACTTCCATATTGGTATTTCGTGTATCTGTATCTCATTTATTTTAAAACGAGGTATGTCAATCGTAGGCATCTCTTCGTTTGTAAATTTCTACATAAGAACTACATTTAGGACAAGTTAAATTAGTTAACACAGAATATTCTGTGTTATCTTCGGTGTCGTGATCGCCACCCCAAATTAATTCTGTATCACACCAATAACAATTCATTTTTTAGGTATAGGTATAGATGGGCCTGTAACCTCAGGTATAACATTATCTAAAACTTTAGGCATCGAACCCTGTATATTACCAAGAATTTCATTCATAACTTGAGACTTGAAATTTTCAGATGTTACATATTTGTAGCCTAAGTATGCTCCACCACTCATGGAAGCTACCATAAGAAAAGAAACAATACTTAAGACGTTAGCAATTTTTTGAAACATGATTAAAGAAATCCTCCTAAAACTTAGTGTGCCAATTACTTTGATGACTTTGGCTTTGATTCTTGGGTTAGCTCCACTGTACCTGTTGGCTGGGAT